CCAGCTCTTGCTCATTGCCAAACTCGTCAAACTTTTTATTAGCTTCAGTCCAGATCTGCGCAAACTGATCTTCGTCTGAGTTTGGTGTTGAGGTAATGATAGCACGACCACCTGTTGATAGTGTAGGACTTAGAGCAGTCCAGAACTCTCTAGCTTTTTCAGGCGGTTGCACAAATGCAAACTCGTCACAGTAAATCAAAGAAAGAGATTTACCACGACCAGTATTTTCTGTAGTTGTCGTTGCTTGTATACGAGCACCGTTATCGTATTCAATAGTATTTCTGTTGTAGCTGATAACACCTGCTCGGATGAAGTCGGGCAAGTTTTCATATCCGTAACGATAGCGGTTCATGATATCCTGCGCACCCTCATATTTGTGAGCAGCGATAAGAACCTGTGCTTCAGGAACAAACATAGTAAACCATAGAAGATATCCGCAGGCGCAGGTTGTTTTACCCATCTGTCGCGGTAACATAGCGATCACATCTTTGTGATTGTGATATGCTTCTATAAGTCTTACCTGATAATCGTAGGGTTCAAAATCAATAGCACCACGTACATGATGTTGGATCTTAAGAAAGTTACGCATGAAGTATAATGGACCTGTAACGGGATCCATACACTTCTCAAGGTGCTGTACTTCTTCTAATGTATACCTATCTTGTTTGTGCGCTTTTTTGATTAAGACGCCGTCAAGTGATTTTGCCATACATTTATTTACAGAAAAAAATAGGCTCCGAAGAGCCTATCTGACTTTGCTGTTATGCTTATCTAGCTTTGGCTTCTGCTAGACGTTGTGCTAGTTCAGCTTTGATCATAGCACGTAGATCGCTTTCTGGCATTGCCATTGGGTTATCGCCTGCTTTGTAGCTGTGCTTATATTGACCCTTTTCACGGTTCATACCACCTGCTAGAGTCTTGGTCATGTATTCTGTATCTTTAGTAAATGGCTCGCCTTCTACACCGTCTGGAGTGTTAGCAAATGCTTCATCCTCTGGTTCATCTTCACCTTCAGGATCAATGTCGCCGCCATCTTGATCGTGTTCTGGTTCTTCTTTGTCTAGATCCAATGGTAACATCTTTAGTGGAGGAAGACCGCCTGCTGGCTTGTCCATTGGTTCGATTTCGATTGATGGCTCATTACCACCCATTGGGGACAATGCCTTGGGTGCTGCATCTGGGTTCACTTTTGTGATCAGTTGCATTAGTTGTTCAATGTTGTCCATGCCTTGTGCATTTAGATTAACACTTAGGCTTGGTGGCGCAGGAGGAGGACTAGACATAGGACCTTGTCCCATGCCCATTGGTTCTCCGCACTCGTCAATCTTAGCTTCAGCAACTGGCTGATCTAAGGCGACAATCTTTTTGTATAGATCATGTATATTCATTTCTTATCCTTTGTATGGGTCTGGAATCTTGTTCTGGTGTGAACCAACTGGACTCTTAGCCCCATCGCTGCCATAGTCTGGGCCCGAAGCTGATGCTTCTGATTTGATATCTTTTTGTCCTAGTTCTTTTTTACGAGCCTTAGATGCTTTTGCTAAGTCTTGTAGAAAACCTTTGTTATAATCAGGACCAAAGTAATCTTTTTGTTTTACTTTGCCTGCTTCTTTGTACTTGTCATCAGTAAGTAGGGCATCTTTAGATTGTAGATCTGTACCTTGCTGATTGTATTCTTCTGTAGGATCTGCTGAGTTCTTGACACGGAAGTGAGTTGGGCACATTTCCATTGCCATTAGCTCATTCTTAATCTCGGTAGTGATGGTTGGATATTCTGTAACCATCTCATATATAGAAACTTCGCAGTTCTTAAGATCTGGAAAATCGATAGGAAGCTGCTGGATAGGTGTGGTGTTTAGTTTTTCCAGGGTCAAAACGTTACAGCGTCCAAGTCTGGATTTTAGGTTTTCCTCAAACTTTTCAGGAACTTCGCCCGCTACCTTGATCTTGAAGCTATAGACTTTTTTGCTTTCTGTCAGATATTCTTTAAATGTTTTCATATTAATATTTAGCCCTTTTGGCTCAATTTTTTCAATAGCTCGTTGCGGTCAGTGATTATGTAACCCTGACCATTTAATACTTCTCCTTCTGGAGATTTAGTATCTTGATCGATTTTAAGCTTCTTTAGCTGTAGATCTACTGCTTTTAACTTTTTGTCTATTTTAGCTGTTTTGGCGTCTATGGCATTTTTCATCATAGTACCAGCTACTTCAAAGATGCGCCCACTGTAACGCACTTCTACATTCATGCCCAAATCCATTAGATCATCATAGGCTTTTTCTGCTTTGCTAGCTAGAGCATCTAGCTCTTTATCATCAATGTTATCTAACTCGGCAATCTGCGGCAATCCTCTAGTTAACTCAGCTACTGCTTTATAACTGTCATCAAGGCTTTGTACCTGCTGATGTGTAGGAGGCGCGGGTGCTGGCTCTTCTTCTTTTGCCTGGTCTAAGTTGAATAATTCTTCAAGTTTTTTGGTCATACTTTACTTATCTACGATTGCCGCCCTGATGGAAAATCTCATTCTCATTTACGACCCTAAACCTTATATTCTGCTGCTTGCACCACTTACTTGCAGCTTCCCATTTGGCTAGATTTTTAATATACTGCTGTTGATTATAAGCACTCTTTCCTACTTTTTCTCTTAACGTCTGACTTGCTGGCTTTACTTCAACTAGTTCGGCATGTTTCTTTTTGTTTTTATCTATATACACAATAAAGAAATCCGGAACATATATTGTTTGGCGTCCTGTCAGGGGATCTCTATAAGGTATCTGTACGCTCTCGCTAGCCCAGTTTTCGACTCCTGGGTGTTCGTCAAGCATACGCATGAATACAAACTCCCAACTACTTCTAGCTAATGGCTTCTTTAATCCTACATATTTGCTAGGATTTTTCATTTCAAAAAAACCTTGGGCAAACTTGGGCATTACGGTAAGATATTCCTAGTATGGGTTGTGTTTACTACAGGTGTAGTCCTGAATCCTAGAGTTGACGTAGAGGTTCTATTATTGTTTAAGACTTCTCCGACAAGAGAACTTAGGTCTAGTTCATTAAACCCTTTTAATGTATCCAAGATACTAAAGATAGGTGTCCCGTCTAGTTTTGCCTGCTTTAGCAATGTCGATGACACTACTGCTGCGGCGTCGTCATCAAATCCTTTGCCTTTAAAAAAAGAAACTGTGGCATCAACTTCTGAAGCGTTAAACTGCAAAGGTTCTTGACCATATGTATCAAAGAATAGGCGTGTGCCTGCTGAACTGTCAGAAGGGGTACTGATAGGTAAGTTAGTTGCCATTTATTATCCTTGATCTGGAGGTGCGATGATAGATCGCTGCGTTGCTTGTGTGTTAGTAGTGGTCGATGTATTCTTTGGAAACACAGCACCTATGACTCCTCCGACTGTAGATACCGCTGTAGCAATGTTTCCTGGATTGCTTAAGATGTTGACAGCCTCACCGGCCAGTCCTTCTTTGGTCAATCCTCTTAGATTTTTATAGGTGTTGATTCCTTTGATAGCTGTACCAAGGAATCCTCCAAAACTATCAAAAGTTGTGCCGTTAGATAAGTCACCGAATACTTGTTCTAGGCCATCGAGTACGCCGCCTTCTCCTGTAAGAGTAGCAACTCCGCCACCGGCTACACTCAAAGGACTTGGTAACAGATCATAATGTAATGTAGCAAAACCTTTGGGACTGTTAGATCTTACGGTGCCGCCACCGTATTGCACTGCTTCATATTCTACAGTCATTTGGCTTTCTAGTGTGCCACCTTCACTGTAATCAACGTTGCCGTGATTCCAAGTTTTAATACGTGGGTTTACTAATGTGTAACTCTGGAATCTCCTACGGCTCATAGTATAGATAGTAATACTTTTAAAGAAAGGAGTGCTGATTTCATTATCAAGACCATAACGGAAATTATCTTTAGGTGTCTTTGTTGGTCTTAGATGCGTTGCAGTCCACGCTGCATTTGGCTGTGTACGATCAGCGATATAGTATCCGTAGTACAAGGCCCATAAAGCATTAACGATACCGGCATTGTCATCGTGCATAGTTATATTAACGGGCTCGTAGTTTATTGCTTTGTAAACTATCTTCTTTCTATTGTATTGATTTTTGACCATCGAGTCAAAACTAAACTTAGGAAGGTCTGCACCTTTGATTAATAAACCAAACTCGTCAGCATGTCGATTGGTAAATGCAGGGCTTCTTAGAGCTGTTTTATCAACTTCAAATCTAGCATAGAATAAGAACTTAGTTCTTGGACTGAGTCTAAATGTATCATCTATGAATAGTCGTGTGGCATGCTGCCAGTTACTGTTAATACCTTTAGGTGTTAAAAGTCCTGCACCTACGCCATTAAGAAATCGAGTGAAGAAGTTTGCCATACTAATATTTATGCCACAAAAAAACCCGAGATAAACTCGGGTTCTTCTGAGTTAATATAACTATTAACCTTGTGCGCCCAATGCTCCAGTTGTTGCTTCTGTAGCGATCTGACGGCCAACTGCTGCACCAATACCACCAACGATACTTGTTGCAGTTTGACCAGCTGCCCATTGCTCCATGTTATCAAAGCGGATGGTTAATGCTACTGTTGCTGCTTCGTTGGTACCATAGTTTAGATCACCATAGTCTGCGTTCTGTACAAAGCAACCATATAGGTTGATAGTTTCTAGAACGTTTGGTGTTAGAGCACCGTTTCCGCCGTCTAGTACTTCGATACGTGTAGTAAACTTGTAATCGATACCAGAACGTGCTGAAGCTTGTTCCATGAAATCGTATTGCTTCTGTATCTGTTGTCCTACTAGTGCCTGCACTTGACCGCTAGCATCGTCACGTAGTGTGAGCGTGATAGTTTCAAATGTGTACTTACCAGCTAGGTATACCTTGCTGTTGTAGACATCCAACGGAATCTCTTCGAATGCTACTTTAGGACGAGTTACGTCTGCTACCTGCTTTGTTAGTTCAGTAGCTGCTGCAACGCCAAATCCTAATAGTGTCACTCTAAAGCGATACTTTAGTTTAGGCATCAGCAGCACTTGAGTGCTGACTGAGCCATTAGTTGGAACTGTTAAGTTGTTTAATGATGTGATAGGCATTTTTAAATCTCTCCTGTGTTCTTAACACGTAGTGGGATGTAAATGAACTCTACTGCCTTGACAGGACTAATAGCAATGTCTACCCATAGCTCATTACGATCAATTCTGCTTGGTGTGTTGTTAGATTCATCACAAACAACTGCGAAGTCGTATAGTGCCCTTAGTCCTACCAACTCCAGCAATAGGCTTTCACATGCCTGCTTAATCTCATCACGTGTGATTTTGTCATTAGGTTCAAAAATGTATGGACGAGCAAGTTTGTTTAGTTGGCTACGTAGGTAAACAACTAGACGAGCTACGTTAATACGATCTAATGCGCTTGCGTTAGGATCGCGTGTCTTTTGACCATAGTTAACAAGTCCAACACCATTAAAGAATGCGATTGGATTGATCTTTAGATCATAAAGTGTATCACGCTGTCCGTTGTTAAGAGCAACGGTTTGGAACTCACCTGTGTCTGCATCGATATAACCAACTGCTGTTGCGTTAGTAAT